CTCAACGCTCACGCGCGTGGAGCCCTCGTCAAGCGTCGCTCCAAGATTGTGTCTGCTACTGCAGTTTGCAACGTCGAGGGTGGAACGCCCGTCCTGGACGAGCTGAATCCGCTACCCGAACCTGCTGCTAAGGAGGGTGACGACGAGAAGGACGCGACCCCTGCTAAGGCAGCGACCAAGAAGGCCTCCAAGAAGACCGGAGGCAAGAAGGCACCTGCTAAGGCAACAGGCAAGAAGAAGCCCTCCGCGTAATCGAGCGCTTCGACTTAACAGTCGTTCTTCAGTAGCCGGTGTGTCGCTCATGGGACGATACTGACCGGAATGGCCTCGCCCTAACACTGGGATAGGGTGAGTGACGAAGGGGAGCCCTGGAATCAAGGCCTGGCAAGCCTCCAGACTCCCCCGATTGACTCCGCAAAGGAGGGAGGCGTAGCTCAGATGTGCTATCCGACAGGCTCAGGCCTGATTAGCTCGCCTGGTCAGCGAGCACTGCGCCACCTCCACCTGCTGAGCCTGCCAGGGCTTTTCTCTTTACAAGCAGCCTGAGCCTGAGGCTCCTGGACCTTATCAGATTGAGCCTGAGCCTGAGGCTCCCACCAACAGCTTTATAGGGTGGCTGCCGTCTGAGCGCTGGGGGGAGGCGAGCTTTTTACTGGAGGGCCCAAAGCCCCAGGCCCCCTGTACTGAGGCTGCCGAGACACACTTGAGCCTGAGCCGGAGCCTGAGGCTCCCTACCCTGGGGGGTCCAGGCCTGGACCCAGCTTCGTATAACCCCAGACCGATACATCTATAAGCAAAGACCGACATGGTCTAAGCGATAGCAGATGGTGACCAGGCGGAAGCAGACACGCAAGCCACAGTCCCCCGACAGGGACAAATTCAGTTTTTGTTGGCAGGTATTTTGCGACAACGAGGCCATGCACGAGGGTCAAGGCCCAATCGAGATGACGCTAACAGCCCCATACGAGGCGTGTGACCCAGACAGATTCGTTTGCAGGATGTGTGACCAGGTGATACAGATGAGCCACGACTTGATAGACTTCCAATCCAGCCGCATTTTAACAGCCCAAGAAGCCAGGATAGTTTTGGGAGCATTCGACATTCTAACAAGGGGGAGGGAGTAGCATGAGTAAGAAGAAGCAGCCCAAGCTCCAGCACCCCCCAATACAGGCCAACGGTAAGAGAAAGAGGAGGTGGCCTGGCACATGAGCACGTTCGTTTGGAGTGACCACTACACCTACTGCAGACCCACAGAAGGGGAAAGAATCCTCGCTTACAGATACAAGGGTCTTCTGCCTGGTCAGGGCAGGTGGGATAACCCAGATTGGACTGGACCCTGTTTATCCTGCAAGAGATACAGAATCAAACTCGCCTCGCCTATGTGCAGCCGCAATGGAGGCCACATGAACGAGAAAGAGGTATGGGTCATCATCTGCGAAGACTGCGCCAAGTTGAGGCATGAGCCACCAGCAAAGGTGATACCATGAGCAAGCGCATACAGCCTAATTTTCGAGCAGGCCCATACAGGTGCAAGAACCCTGGCTGCGGCAACAGGATAGAGAAGAAGAGTGGTTTCTGCAGCGGTAAGTGTGCCGGAGTCTTTCTACGCCTGGACTACGATACTGCCCAGGCAAAGCTCCAGCTACACGATTTGTAGCCTGGCTCTTTACACGCAAGCTGCTTTACCGCAGACCGATATGCTTATAACCCACGACCCAGTGCCATAATTGATGGACGAATTACCTGAAATCGGAGAATTGCTGATATGGTGCGGCTCCGTTGATGGAGTCGAACAACACTTCGATGCAGAGTGGAACCTGCGGGCGAAGTTTCTCGGCACTATCAGCGGAAATGAAGAGACGGGTCCTCTACCACAAATGATGTGGTCGGAGGATTCGGTGGAGACCATGAAGACAGTATGCGCCCCCGCAGAAGGCGGCGATAACCTGTGGGATTGGATAATAGGGTTGTGGACTGAACACGAAGAGTTTTGCCGCATGACTCCCTTCTACGGATGGCAAGACTGGCAGCGCCCGATACACTACGCTTGAATAGAGCATTGCATACTACCCTCTTAAGGACCAGGAAGGAACTCGCCTGGCACCTGGCAGGCTCCCCAGGTATTTCTCTTTACTACGAGGCTGAGGCTGAGGCTCCCCTGCGGGGCGCTGCCCCAGGCAGCCTCGCGTTTATAGGGTCCAGGATTCCTGGACAAGGCTCCGCCTGGTCGCCCGCAAGCGGGTGGTCGGAGGCTGCTATCGCCGGTCTAAGGTCCGCACTCTGAGAATGGGTCTATCCCCGTAAGAGCCTGCGGGTGGTATCGCAAATTCGAGATTACGCGGTGAGATGTTCCTACCCAAGCCATCGTGTCAGCCTGGAATGCTATCCAAGCGTAGTTAGAGGCTGCGCCTTGCATACTGATACGCATAATCATCATGTGTATTTCTGGTGATACGCAGTCTGCCCCATTAAACGCTGTGCAAGCCACATCGTAAAGTGCAGATGTGTGTGTCGCAGAATATCCCCCGTTGGGTTCATCAAGAGGCTCCTGGTCTTGGATTTTCTTTATCCAGGAGAACTTCTTCACGGTTCGCAAGTCAGCCTCTTCGATGAAGTCCGCCAATGCAGACTCAACCATAGTGGCCGTGTGTTCAGTTCCGAAGTAAGCCTTACGAATGCAGCGAACACCTATCTTGTGCAAGGCGTTGCGCTGACGGCGAACAATCCTTATCTTTTCGAGTTTTTCTTCGTCAATCATGTTTTGAGCCTCCCTTACCGACCTACCACCATAGCGCATGAACCGCTTCAATTATCCATCGTCGTGTATGCTTATCAATGTTCCGGTCTCGCTTCCAGCGCGATATGTTTATAAGCAAACACCGCTATGGTCAATCATGAAAACCCTCAACGACATCGCTGGAAACCTATTGAAGACTGACCTCATAAGGGCGTGCTCTTGATGGGCGGACCATACAACCCATCTGTTAGATGCGACTGTGCGCGATTTGAACTCGAATACACGAAGCTGATTGCGGAAGGTGCTCTATGGAATGGTGGCCCCATACCGCTCAGCGCACCACCCGTAAGGGCGAATCTGCTTAACGATGGCTCCGGCCTGGTTCTGTCGTGCATTTACTGCTTGAAAATTCTGGTGACGGCGACGACTCTACGTTGCTACGCTCCCAACGACGACGACGTGGTTGAAGGCTGATGGATATAGACTCTTTACTACAAGTCTGGCTGACATTCGACCTCACCTACCTGGCTCTTTACACTATGCTGGGCCTGGCAGGCTGGATATAGGGCCAGTCTTTATGGCCAGCCTCTTTACTCGCAGCCTCTTTACTGCGAGGCCCCAAGTCCCAGCCTCTTTACTCCCCAGCTTTTTACGCAGCAGCCTGCTCTGAGCGAGGCTGGCTGTTCTGCTCCACTCCCCTGGAGTGGGGGGCGAGCTTTACAGGGACAGCTTTTCAAGGGAGCCTGCTCAGGGAGGCCTGCTCGCGCAGCCAGGTCACCTGGACTCAGCCAGGCCTGGCACAGCAGCGCGGGGCCAGGGTGGTTTAACGCACCTTGAAATGTCGAACAATATAAGATCTAAAATATAAGAATCGCGAAATAAAAAAATCACCCGCGCCCGCCGCGCCCTTCGGCACGACATCGCGCGACCCCGCCGCCGTTGCGAACACGGCGCGGGAATGGTTCCTATCCGGTATGAAGCCGACGGCGGGGGCTACAATCCCACACCAACGAACACGAATGCAACGGATTAAGAAACCGTCCATCGGGGGATTCGCCCCCTTCAACAATCGGGGCATTGGAATAGCCGCCCCGTTGATGATACTAAGTCCCGAAAAGGGTCGGGGCTTAGGTGTGCGGTAGGCGACAATGGAAGCCACCTATCCCGCACCACGAACCATGCACCGCACGATTCGCACCAAATCAAAATTACTTCCGTCATGGTGTCGGGTCTTGGCCGGTGTCGGGTAGCGCACAACCGCCCCCTAACACCAACGTTCGACCCGCCATCCCAACCCCGACTTCCGCGCGTTCATGACCGCGCATCGTCGAAGTAAGGTGGAAGGTTGGCTTACCCCCACGTGCCGCCTTCTAAGGTCGGTCAAGAAGTGGGGGTTTCGTCGCATCGGGCGGGTAGCCAACCCCGCCGTCATGTGCGTCACATCACACGGGTCGTCGGTAGGCAATTGCCGCCTACCTTAGACTTCTTCCGTGTGTGCATCAATAGCGTCGGCCATGCCGTTAATCATGTGACCTAAGTCGGTCACGCAATCCGAAGCCGCCTTTGGGGGCGGCGACGGGTCGTTGCCCGAATCGCTTCGGGCCTTCATAACGGCTAAGTGCTTCCACATGGCTACAAGCACCCGATGGTAGGAATTGGGGTCGGCCCCCAAAACCTTCATCAAGCGCACCGTTTCCATGTAGTCAATTGCTTCGTCCGCGTCGGGGCTTGTCCAATCACGAACTTCACGCATGAATCGCCGCACCGCCGAAACGGTGTTGCGAACACTTCGGGCGGTTCCTTGTAGGGAACCCGCCCTTTGGTCGTTGCTATCCTTCGATGCAATGGCCGGTATCTTGACCCGCGTCACCCCCGCCGTCATGAAGACGACGAAGACCACGTAGGCAAGAAGCGGGGTCACGATTGTTGTTAGCATATCCTTCACCTTTGTCCTATTGTCCTTTGCATTCGTTATCGGTTCATCCTATTTGGGTTCGTCGCTTTTGCCCCCCCGATTGTGGGGGCGAAGGTCATCCGATGCCGGTTTGGATTTCATACCGGATTCCGAACTTCGGGGGGGTAATGCCCCCCGATGACTTCCGTTTCCGTCCGTCCGCGACCGAAGGTCGCGCGCCCGCACCACCGCGATATTGTGCGAAGGTCGGTAGGCGGGAACCCCCGCCTACAATATTACATTATATTACTACTATATCAACCTACGCCGTTCGTGCATCATCCTAAACCACCCAAAAGTGCAAAAATACCAACCTGGTACAACGCCCACAGCCTCGATGGATTTTTGAGAAAAAATTCTCAACGGAAGACTTTTTCTATGGCGAGTCAGTTGGCTGGCTTGTTCGGGTCTTCCTTTCCCCCCGAAGGCGCACCCCCGCACAGGCCCGAACACCTATATTCCATCACACGGTCAGTATAATTCATCTTCTTTTCTACGAGGCCGTCTCGAATATGAAGTCTCAGTATAGCTCCTACAATGGGGCCACTTAGAGGAGCCCAATAACCAGACACATATTTATTACCCCAATAGGCAATATCTGCAGCACTTCCCCACTCATCCGTGAATCTCTCCTTCAAAACGATATTTATTGCGTATTCGTACTGCGCCCTCTTTTTTCTGGGGCCAAAGACAGTCCGTTGTTTCAACCATGCTTCCTTTTTCATAGATTGAACCCCGCAAATCTCCCACTATGTCTTGAGGGATTTTGCTGGCTTCCACCCATCCATTCCCCCTTATCTATGCTGCTCGCAAACGCAACATTTTCACCCAAGAGGCTGTCGAATTGGTCTATCGCGTGTGCAAAGGCCATAACGGTGTCGTTGTGCCTCCCAACATCCTCAATTTCGCCAGCCTTCCATACATGAGCCTCGAATTCGTCCATAATGGTGTTTACTGTGTTCCTGGTTTCTATGTCTCCATACGGCCAATGAACCTTGCCTTGCTCGAACCACACTCTTACTCTATTCAGGATTCCCTGCTTCAATCCCTTATTACTGACCTTCGATTCTCGGTAATCTATCACATAGCCCATTCGCTGCAATAGAGTTTCATAGAGTCTTTGGAATCCAACCTCTTCAGCAGACACAGGACACTTGCCGAATTTCTGACTCCATTCAGCTATAGCATCACATTGTTTTTCTGGGGGGAAGTCATTTCTTCGCCACATATTGACGAAATGGACGCTTCCATCGGGGTCTTGACGCAGAACCACCATTACTGTGAAGTCCTTCTTGACTCCATGTGAGGGGTCGAAGCCAATCACATATTTTCCCTCTTCATCATTTTCCCAACCAATAGTTTTTTCCTGGTCCATGTGCTTCCTGAGATGTTCGCGTTTATAGACGGCAGATTCATCATCCACCACTCTACACAGGTATTCCTGAACGAAAGCCAAGTCTCCCATAGCCTGCTTCTGTTCTAAGAGGAACTCAAGCGGTCTGAATTCTGGCCACAGGCACTCCAATTGAACATTTTCAGGGTCACTCCTATACTCATCCCAATTAGGCAATGCTGACCCTAACCAGGTTTTCCAGGCTGAATTTTCGAGCATTTCAGTATGGTAGAGGTCATTCATAGCCATAGGCGTTCCAACCACATAGAGCGAAGTATCGGGGGATAGCATAGGGGTGATTTTCTTCCTGAACCAGTGTCGAGTCTGTTCGTGGTTCATTTCTCCCATATCATCGAGAACGTCGTCAAGAATAATGCAGGCTGGGTGTTCCCCACGAATAGCAGCACCAACTCCCGTTGCACGAATAACAGCACCGTTAGTTAGGCGCAGTTCTAACTTTGTCCCACGCCTGGGATGCAGGTATTTTCTGAGTTCGGGGTGTCTCCGCAAATCGTCCTTCATTTCTTCCAGCCTGCGCGCTGCCAGGTCTTTACTCGCAGAAAACAACCAGACCGTGAATGGTTTATCGCGCCACCTTTCAAAAAGGCAATGGTGGAGAATTTTAACTCTTAGAGTGGTGGATTTGGAGTGGTCACGAGGTGCTATGATGCAGACTCTATGAACTGAAGCATCCTTTCTATCAGCAAAGAGGTCCATCCAGTCTCCGATGTGGTCTCCCCAGACATAATTAAGCCACTCATAGAAGTGCTTCACATCCTTACGCGAGCGTTCCAGGTTTATTCCTTGCATTACGCCCATTACAACGGCTCCAGTGATTTTTCAGTACCACAATACGGGCACTCACCCTTAATGGCCTTTCCCCTGCTTATCACACGCGAAGCCCAACCACACATTTTGCAGTAAACTGCTCCCTCGAAGGTATCTCCTTCCATCTAAGCCACCGGAGCGAATAGTGAAGAAATTAGCCCTTCTTCATGGTCTATGATGTAAGCTGAAAGTCCTGCTTCCGAGCTAACATAGCCGTGTCTGTGATGGTATCGGTCAGACCCACTAAGGCTCGGCATTTGGATAACAGTCGTCCCTCCCTTTTCTTCAGACTTGCGAAAGTGCAGGTGTCCGTGAAACCACAGGTGGTATCTGTGTTCTCCCCACTCTTTGCGCTGTTCTACTGCCATGAGTTCAGGCAGTTTAGCAGTACTCTTGTCTCCATGAGTGAAACCAAGCAGGGAATCACCATATTTCACATACTGTCGAAGATTCGGATTTACTATGATTTCAACATCGTCACAATTGTCGAATGTGGCCTTCAGGTATAGCATCAACGCCAGGCTGGTGTGCCTATCGTGATTACCCCCTATGCACACCACTTCTAACGGAGCAATGTCCCTCAGCAATTCAAGGTGTTCCTTAGCCAACTCAAACCCGCTCATTAGAATTTCAGCGGGGGAGCCTGCCATATCTTGAGGAGTTCCCTTTGTAGTAGTCCCTGAGTCGTTATCAATATGGAACCAATCTGAGCCAACCGCTACGATGATTTTTTCTGGTGAATGAGGCAACATACCCATAAGCCTGGCAGTCTTTTCGTAAAGTCTGCCCTTTGCTTCGCTGAAACCGTACTGTTCGCCCACTTCGTCTTCCCAACCGTATTTTCCCCAATGGAAATCAGTAGGAGACACTATGAGAGCGTATGGTCGGTCTGAGGGGGATGGTTTCAACGCTTTTCGCTTTATGGTCTTTGGAGCCTCAGAAAAGGTGATATGACTGAATAGGCCATCTTCGAGGAGACGCCATTTTTCAGCATCTTCTTCGACTTGCTTCCTCCTCTCCGCGACATACTTTTCCTGAACCAATTTCCTGTTCTTAGCGACCAAATCATCAACCAGGTCATCCACATCTCTTTCCTGGAGTTCCTCATCTGTATAAGGTAGCATTGAGTGGAGCCAACCATGTTTCCTGCGGTATTCATCGAACCAAGTCTCAGGGAACCCATACATCATGGAGATTGTTGATGATGTTTCACCATCACCGACCAATTTCGAGTATTCCTGCTTCATGGCTCTATGGATTGGGCCAGGAACCACCACGTTATGTTTCGCACTCGCGAGGTAGGTTATGTAGGTATCGTTCTCCTTCACATAGTAGGTATCGCAAGTCTTGTAGCCCTTATCCCCCACTATGACCTTATGTTTCACTCTAAATCGGCTGATGAAGCACCGCCAACCATTCTGACTTCGTTCTGGATAGTTTTCAGCTAACCAATCAGATAACTGCCTATCACTTTCAAATTCTTTATCGTTTATTAAACCAGCGACAAGGTCTGCGGCCTCGTCGTAGTCACCCCCGTTCATGTTTGTTCGTGCGCTGCGGCTCCTTATCAATGTTGTTCTCGGAATTTATTTTAATGTTTGTCTCCCTGCATTAAATAAATACATTTGAGCTATGCTGCCCTTTCTCACTAATCTTTCTTTTCTCTATGGGATATGGAAAGGTTTATTTGGAGGCACCCCG